CCCTGATACGCATGTATCCCACAACGTCGAAGAACCCCGGAGCATCGCCACGCATCTTACCAGGAAATGCCGGGTAGTAGTGCGTAACGTTGGTCTGCTCGTCGGTCACGGACGTAACCTTAGCGGTCATAATGGTATGCACAGGCAAGTCCTTGAACCCGCGAATGATGCGGCGTAGACGTTCCTGCGACTTACCCCATGCTCGCTGTGTGGGAACGTCCTTGTCAACTCTCTGTGGATTAGCGTTGTACTCTTGCTCCATCACTGTCTTCATGTCTAGCTTCTGAAGCTCGCTAAGAGAGTCGATAACGACGGTCTTGTAGCCTCCACCCTTATGCTCTTCCAGCTTGTTATACACGTCAACAAGCTTGTCGATATCTCGTAGCTGAATAACGTCGATGGTAGGGCTTTCGCGCAAAGAGATAACCCCACCTTCAATATCGAGGATAAGCACAGGAGAAGTATCTTCGTGGTCAGCAGCACTTCCAGCAAGACGAGTCTTCCCAACACCAGGCTCACCGTAGATGAGCAGATTAAGGAACTCGACGCTTTCAGCAGGAGGCTTCACACCAAGCGTATCTCGCAAAGCCGAGTTAACAGTCGGCTTGGTCTTAACGGCAGTAGCTATGATTCACCTCCTTTCAGGCTGCTTTGTCTGCTCTAACCGTCGTAAGCACTTCAATGCTCCTTCTGAAGCTGCCGAGACAAGTAGTGCAGAAGTCGTATGTCTTAGGTTCCTCATGGTCAGGAACTCTACTGTCGTAACTGACAGTAACACCAGTAAAGGGGTTGTAGTTCTTGGACTCCTTATCGCACCCGTCACAACGATATACCGTAGCCATTACTTCTTTTCCTTCTTATCGTCCTCGTCGGAGAAGGCTTCGTCCATTGCCTTCTCAGCCTGCTTGATAGCTTCAGCAGGGATAGTAAGCGGAGCAGCGATGACTTCTCCGAGAACCTTGCCTACGAGTTTACCTAGCATTACTCGTCTACCTCCCGTCCGTAATGGTGTTCGTTGTAGTAGCCCTTGCAGAACTCACACCATACAAGACCTTCGCGTGAAGGTGCCTGGTTAACCGACTTAGGCTCGTCGGCCTTCTTAAGCAATGCTGCGATTGTAGCGGAGTCGAGCTTAGTCATCTTCGTCGGGAATGTCGTCAAGGAAACTAATCACGTCTTCCCACGAAATGCAGTGACCCATCATAGGATGATACTCACGGATATCAGGATCAATCTCCGGTCTACCATCCTTAAGTCTCTGAGCCATTTCAAGCATGTGGGGATCATCCTTCTCTTCCCAAACGATGATAAGGTGAAGGTTCGGCGGCTCAACGTACGTCATCATCGTACCGCAGTGCTGACACTTACGAGGCTGAACGTTGATGCAGTACCAGCCTTCGTAGTTAAGGTCGTCTTCGGACTTAAGGCGACTAATCTCGTCTTCCATTAGATCGCCCATAAGCTCCCGAAGCGGAGCCGGAAGCTGGCTCGGGTCTGTTACGATGATAACGTCCATTACGTTTGCACCGTTATGGCCTTAACGCTAACAGGGCCAGCGAGCCATTCAAGCAACGTATCCGCGTTGTCGATGTAGAAGTTCTTAATGAAGTGACCCTGCCCAATGCTGCGAAACTCGTCGTAAGAGATAGGAAACGCAATCCTCAGTTCCATAGTCTCAGCGAGCTTAGCAATGCGATAACACTCGCTATGGGACTGGCACACGATGTAGGACACTTCACCTTTAGCCTCAGCTTCGGCGCAAAGCTCAATCAGCCTCGTAGTACGGCCTGATTGCCTGCCACCTGTGATTACGTTATCTATCATGGTTCTCGATGTAGTTGCCCCTAAGCATAGCTTCCCAATCGGAACCGTCTTCTGCTGCGATGCAGGGAGAGCGGAACCGACAACGAGTGCAGCTATAGTTCTTAGAGGGATTAGGATACAGAATGAGGTCGGGGTCGAGCATGTCCTTGGCCTCGTAGTAAAGCCGCAAACCTGCGTTAGCGATCTGCGCTGAATTACGGTGCGTAGACTCAACCCATACAAACTGCTTCTCTCCACGCTCTAGCAGATAAGCGTAGTATTCCTGCATCTTCACGCTGCCGTCGTACACGACCTTAAGGTTGTTATCCTTAATGTACTGAGCAAACATTTCTGCTGTGGTGCTTTCCTTCTGCCTGTCCATACTCGGCATACTATTCTTTAGCGGAGTAGGCGGCCTTGGAAACGCTTTACGGATTGCAACGTAGTCAATCGTCGTAATGTCCGTATACTCCAAACCGTACATCTGTGCTTCCAACGGCCCTGCCCACAGATAAGTGGTGCATTGCTCGTCTAGCTCAAGATGCGCGAAGTAATCGTCATCGAGCTTACCAGCGGTCTTGTAGTCACGAATCTTGTAACGTCCACTCTCGTTCATCTGGACGATCTGATCCATGCGACCGCGAGCGTGAACCTGCTTAAAGATACGACCTCTCTTACCCATGTTAATCCTGCCGTAGATGTTCTCTTCTTCCGAAGGTTCCCAATCTTCCGGCATAACGCGGTTATCCTCCGCGTACATGGGCCTGCCGTTCTCACCGAGAATAGGCACAGAGAACAGATGCTCGTTAGCGACTATACGGAAGTCGTCGTGCCTTTCGGCGTACTCAACGAAGTAGTTGAGCATACCGACGCCAAGCTCCTTATGCTCCATGAACTCGTCGTAACGCTCATCGGCGGAAGGCATCAGGTCTTTAATGCCTGCGACGTGGTAGTAACCGTTCTCTTGCGGAACAGGGTTCCTATCGGCGTAACCACTAGGAAGCTCGGTTTCGTGGACAAGCCCACCGTTCCACTCAAGATCGAACCACGCGAGAAACACGTCTGCCGGGTTCTCACTCAGCTTACTGTAGTAATGCTGAATACCCTTGTGGATGCCCGTACCGAACCAAAACGGCATGTAGACACCCATAGCAGCGATGCGAGGATAAAGGTTGCGGCGACTCGGTGAAGACCAAGCCCACCTGCGCCGACACTCCTTAAAGGCACCACGGTCGCTAGTGTGAATGGGGATGATATCCCACTTACTAGGGACTACCGGCGGTGCGAGAGGCTCTGCTGTTGTCGTGCTAGCCAATGGTTCTGCTCCTGACCTTGGCCTGACCGTCTTAGCGGTCTAGTGCGGTTTATGTAGCTCGGGCCGCTGATAACGCTTGGCCCGCCTGTGCGTCCCTGTGCGACAGGGGGAGGGGGGAAGACAGCACCTTAGCATGAATCTTCGCTGTTGTCAAGTGGCTTAGTACAGTCGATGCACCTACGGAAGTTATCCGGTACATCGGGCTTATCCAGGCAACAGGTGTGTCCACGCTCGGTCTGGGTCTTAATCAGCTTATGCATGGCAGTGTTCCTACGAACCCTACGCTCTTCCTTATGGCGGTCAGTGTCGGCCACGGGTTACCCACCATATAAACTGGCAAACCATGATGATAACACACACAACCCAAAAAATGGCAAGAAGGGTCATGTTCGTGGTACCGGCCAGCCTCGCAGGTCTTGCAACTGTTCTACCACAGCGAGCACTGCAAACGTGATAGCCGCTGTACGGAGGTTAGCTAGCTGACGTTCCGGTAGACCTGCCTCGTCTAGCTTAATGAGGCACTCTTCCGCCTTCTGGAAGTTACTGCGATCATCCTCAACTACCGTTTGTATCGTTCTCATTGCGATACCTCGACTTCCGGTTCGTAGACTCCGATTTCTTTAGTAGACCCGTCAGGCATGACCGCCTCTATAAGAAGCATCTCTACACGCGGCCCGTTACGTCGGCGTGTAATGGTTAGATGGTCGGCATCCTTAAGATCGCGCAGAGCCACCGAAAGTGGAAGAACCGCCCAATCACCGATAGCCAGTGTACTCACGTGACTACACCTAGTTTCTTGAGCAAGTCGCCTGCGTCACCGATAAGCATGTCGTTCTCCCATTCATCCTTAAGGATACCCATGAGAGTATCGAGGTCTTTAAACTTCCGTTCCAGTATCGTCTGATCTACCGCGAGTAACTCGTCTAAACCGTAGAGCAACGCTTCTTCCTCTTCCTCCGTAAACAGGTGAGGGTAATCACGCTTCATGCTGCTAGACCTTTCAGCAGTTCGGGCGGGATTGCGCTTTCATCACGACCGAAGATTTCGTTAAACCAGTTCTGCTTCGTCTTGAGCTTATCCAGCACGTAGTAGTCAACCGTGTCTTCGGCGAAGAGGTTGATAACGACCGGAGTGTTAACCTGCCCCGGACGCCAGATACGGTCACGCGCCTGGTTGTTGTCCTTCGGACTCCAAGACTGGTCAAGGAAGCAAACGTACTGAGCGGAGGTAAGGTCGATAGACTCACCACCCAGGCTAACAGTACTAAGGAAGACCTGATGTTCCTTCGTCGGCCAATCCTGATACCACTTGCGGAAGCGGGTATCGTCGTTGTCCTTAGCCTGCATCCAGATGTACGGTACCTTAGCTGTCTCAAGTCTCTTAGTCAGCAGTTCCAGCGGATCGTTGAAGTTAGAGAAGACAACGATCTGTTGGCGAGATTCGTCGTCCCACCGCAAACCGTCCAAGACCTCCATAAAGGCGTCGAGCTTAGATGACGGTTCTACCAGCCTAATCTCGATAACGCGCCGTTCTTCCTTCTCGTCGTAATACTCGCTTACGACTTCCGGCGTAGCCACACAGACCTGCCTGAGCCTGTTAAGCTGAGACAACACGTTCGGGCTGGTAATCGGATAACCCTGTTGGTCGAGCGTTTCCAGTTCGTGCTTGATATCGTTGTACATGCGGCGCTGTGTCGGTGAAAGCGCCACAACCTTCTCTTCGTAGACAGGTTCGGTAAGGTGCTTAAGTACCTCAGTCTTCTCGCGCCGAGGGCCAAACTCTCTAACGAGCTTACGGAACTCGTCCTTGCGGTGAGGCAAGACACCCTTAACGACGGCCCAACCGCTCCAATCGTCAATCTCGCAGAAGTACCCTCGGAAGTCCCAAAACGATGTATACTTCTGAGGATCGAGAAACTGCAACAGACTGAAGATTTCGTCAGGACGGTTAATAAAGCCCGTTCCTGTCATAATGTGCTTATAGGTACACTTCAGTTTCTTGATGTTCTTAGTCCAGTGGGTATCAGGGTTCTTCATCCTGTGGGCTTCGTCTACGATAACAACGTCCCAATGCTTCTTAAGCAGGCGATCACCCTGAGTATCGGGCAGAGGCAGGTTACCCTTCATATTGCAGGTATCGCAGGGGATACCCACTTTGTCCATCTTGCCCTCTTTGTTGCGTACCCACCTAAACTCCTGTAGGCCGATACCCTTACAGTCCGGGCACTCCTGAGTCTTACCGGTGTTACACTTCTGGAAGACGTGGTAGTGCGTAACTGTGATATGCGGCACCTTCACTTCGGCGGGGTAATCCTTGCCGATCTTCAGGCTACGACCGCCGATAACCATAGACACCTTATTGGTGTCAACGTTCAGGATCGTGTAGCCGTCAGTGGTCTTAGGGATATCGCGGAAGAACGCACCCTTACCTGATCTGTTCGTGATAACCAGTATGCTAGGGGTTGCGATCTTATCGCGCTTCACCTTGTAGTCATGCGTCCACAGTGCTGTGGAGGTTTTGTAGCAACCCATGTCCGACCAGTTCGCAGACTCGTTGCGGTCGATAAGCTCCGCAATGTCCATACGCTGCCAGTCGGCAGGTGTAAGCTTGTCAACGGTCTTGGTCACAGCATGTCCTCGCTAAGCAGTGGTTTCGGATCGGCGGCGAGGCTTACGGCTTCCTGCCGGTTAATCAGCACGAATGTTTCGTACTCGCCGTTACCGTGATACCGCTCGAAAGTCGAAACGTGGTCGGCTTCGCCGTAACAGTCACAACCCTCAGTCATCACTGGAAGGTTCTTATCGTGCTTACTGAGTTCTTCGATCAACTCACCCACGGTAAGATAGTTTATACCGTCTGATGTTTTTGGCATGTTAATCACCCAGGCCGATCACGAACTGCCAGTCCATGTCGCTAACCTGCTCAGCGTCGGTAGCTGACAATTCACCTTTGACCTCTTGAAACCACCAGCGAACGTGGCCTCGGAAGATATGGGTGCAAAGATCATGCACAGCCTGCATAACCTCCGTAGCGTGACCACTCGCCGTAACTTCGCACTCGCGCCTGCGGAAGTCATAGTCCACAGTGTAGATAATGGCGGTATTGCGCGTAAACATGTTAACCCCTTTGCCGGGTAAAGAGAACTGGTGCCCTCATTGTTGGGGCAGAGTAGCAGGTTCAGGCGGCTTTGTCAAGCACGACGTTAAGGGCGGTATCTTTGTCCAAGCCCTTATCGTACACTAGGTACTTGTAGCGCCTACGCATCTTACGACACTCAACCCGCTTATTGCAAAAAAGATGCCTGCCGCCTGTGCCGTAGAGAATAACGTCCCCACAGCACAGGCAGACAGGCCGGTTATCTTGCCTAACCATCTTCATGGCATCCGAGAGCGGTATACCACGAAGCATGTACTCTTCGATCTTATCTGCGTTACGCTCTAACCAAGCTGTTCTGCTGTTAGGTTGGTCATCGTCGTAACCTTCTAACGCGGAGCATGCTGCACACCACCCGGTAAACGGGTTAAGTCGCTCAACCTCGTCACCGCACGATGGGCAGAACTCTACCAGGGCTGCCGCACCCTCTCCTTGTTTGCACTGATCCAGTGCTTATGCAGGTCACACTCACTACGACGACAACGGTACTGGTCTAGTACGACCGAGTTATCGTGGGCATCGTGCGTTAGTTTGCTGCGCCACTCTAGTCTGTGCAAACCGACTGTACATAACAGCCTGCCAAACATGGGGAGAACTCCTTTAGTACGTTCCGTACACTCGCCGATTGTAGGCGGCACCGCAAAGCGAGCCATACCTACCACGGCAGTAACCGATCATCCAGCGCAACTGGGTCTTAGGGTTGGTACGCCAGTCAGGGCCAGCACTAGCCATCTTAGTGCCTGGATAGGCTTGAGGGATACCATACGCCTCATACACGTTACCGTGCCCATGCCCGAAATCGAGCGTTGGATCCATCGTAGCGTTTTCCTTGCTAACGATGTACATGAGACAACTCCACTCTTCCCTGTTACCGTTAAGTAGATCAAGCGCAATCCACTTAGGGTGGCGATGTTCACGCTGGTACTTCTTGTACTCGTTACGGTACTCTTTCGCTTGGCCTCGCCAGCTAGTCATTACGAATCGCTTATAGGCACAAGCGTACTTCTTACGTTCAGGGTAGTAGGTAGGACTTCTGTGGTAACCGAGCTTCGTCTGATAGAACCACACTCTACCTCTGTAAAAGCTGATAGCAGTTCTAAGGCTTGGACATGCTACCTTTTTAACTGTATCTACTTTCTTCACTTGCTCCTGCGTCTTCGTCTGTTGCTCCGCGCTCGCTGATGGTATTAGCACCAGCGCCGCTAGTATGGCAGCTAGGACAATCAGGACTGTTACCTCCTGTTAGCTGACAAAAAAGAGAAAAGGGCTTACCCGGTATACGACCCGCACAGATCGTTTCGTCGGATAAGCCCTATTCTCGCAGGCACCCCCGGCAAGGGACGCCTACTCAAGCTAGCACAAACCTCACTCGCTGTCAAGGTGACTAGCACCGATAAGCAGGGTAAACATGAGAAGACCTGCTACCACTGCTTGTGCGTAGTTCTCGGTTGCCACGTTGAACCAGGCTTGCACGTACAAGAGTGCTGCTAGGATGACGGCGGTTATCTTGGCGGCTCTCACAGTACACCACCGAACCACAGCCATACGATGAAACAAGCGGTAAACACGTACATTGCTAGGATGAGACAGTTAGCGAACACAACGATGCCAAGCTCGATAAGCCAGCCTAGCTTGTGGTCGATACTGCCTTCCCATACCAGCGGAAAGAGTTTGTCCACTGTTACCTCCTGCGTTGGTTATGGGGCATCTTTGTCGCCATGCCCCCCTGCGCGTCCGGGTTTGCGTTATCACCCATAGGTTAGGTACCGGAGTCAGCATGACTACCATCCCTATGTGGCGTCAGGGCATCCGTGCCTATTTTTCGTCGCCAGTCGGTTCCGTTCTGTCGAACCGCCTTAAACGCCGACACCCGGCTTGACCAGCTCACCCCTGAGATATGGCTGGTACGGAGACTATTGAGCTACGCTACCGTCCGTATCCCTGACAACGTGCGGCACGTTGCTCTCGTCCTTAACGGACGTTGGGGCAGAATACGGTTAGATAACGTAGCTCAATGCAGTAACGATTGGCGAGCTTGACCATCGGGCCTAAACGATGCGCTCCTTGGCCTCATATAGTGTTCCTCACGTTACTGCATTCAACTGCGTTGTATTGGCTAAGGTTGAGCGATGTAGTGTTTACCTTAGCCGGGGGTCGGTTACGACGTGTCGGGCGCTACCGTTGCCCCCTTTAGTAGTGACGCTGCTAACCGGACTAGGTTAGTTAGAGCCTCCCGCTCACAGCCCCGCTCTCTACGTGTCTTGTCAAGGTTCTCCCTACTGTTGTGCTTACAGCAACTAGCGCCTGTACCTTGGCCTACTACCGTAAGCACAACAGTAAGGGGTAGCCCGAAGACTACCCCTTAACTGTGTTACTCCTCGTCTTCCGTTGCAGCGCCGGTGTTAATGAGGTAGACGTGTCCGTCCTGCTCAATAACCCGAACGTTCTGCGAACCGTCGTAGACGAGCTTCCCCTTCTCGTCCGTGCGCTTGCGCGCAGAGTCAAGACCGGTCTTCGCCTGCTTGGACGACTTACCAGCGATAGGGCCACTAGTAAGATCGACCTCGATACCAGCCTCACCCGAACTCAGGAAGTCGCTAAGCACCGTACCGTACGCACCCCGCGTACGACCAGCCTGAAGCAGCTCCTGAATCTTTGCAGCGTCGAGAACTCCTGCCATTTTGTTTCCCTCCCTTCCGTTGTTTGGCTCAGTAGTAGTTGTAGTGGACTTACGTTGCCTAGCCATTGGGTGCCTCCCTCTCGTCTAGGCGGTGTGCTATCTCTTGTAGCACACTTGGCAGATGAACGCCACCTACCAAATTTTCAAGTCTCTCTATCCGTTCCTGAAGAGTAGCAAACTCTTCCGTAGCTGTCAAGTCTCTCGCTCGTTTCGGGACTGGCCTTAACATTGCTGCCATTGGATGCAAGACCACTGCACCCGGAGTCCGACGCCACGACCGCTCTATCACTTCGATAACCCCGTTATACTCAAGAAGCTGCTTAGCGGGATGATACTGTGATTGCGGTAGACCCGTTAGCTTGAACTGTTCTCCGTAGTACCCCCTGAAAACCTGTAGACGAGTGCCAGCTATGTCTTCTTCGTTAGCACCCGTTAAGAGGACTTCGTAGTACTTACGTGCGGCTCCTTCGTGCGGTGAAGTAGACGGAACTCTAGCAGATTCCGAGTCACTTGTCAAGGCCACTAACCCCCTTATTGATGAGGAAGACTCTTCGTGCTTCTATCGCTTCTTCCTCTGTTGCGAAGTAGCCGATGAAGTAAGCCACGTCATCCACTTTAGCTTCTGCTCGCCACGGCTTCGACTTAAGCCGCTTAATGTAGTAAACACCTGATCCCCTGCGAGCGGCACGTCGTATGTTCTCACCGTTCTTAACGACTCTGAGATTCTCTCTGCGGTTATCTAGGCCGTCACCGTTAATGTGGTCAACGACGTATCCTCTAGGCGGTACAGTGCCGAGAATAAAGTGATGCAGGTATGTAGGTGTACTACCGCCGTGAACGTAAGCTCTAGCGTAGAAAGTTTTACGACCCTTAGCTAACGTCCAACTATACTGCGAGACAAAAAACTCCACGTCAGAATCCACTATCGTAAAACCGCGATTATCATGGAGAGCGATTTTAACACTTTTATCGTTAAGACCGCTATCCATGCTAGCCATCCCTCCTTCGGCCAGCGCAGTAACATCTTCGGCACATCTTGACAGTGAGGATAGGACTGATAGGCACGTCAACCGTGACAGCGTGGCGTGTCCCTTTAACCTCAAGGTTCACACAGTCCTCAACCGTACACTCGCCGCTAATGTCTGAACCAAGTTTACGGTTCATATCGAACCAGTTGTCGATAGTCCTTTCACTGTTGTAGTCGGTAGTCTTGCGTGTTCGCGTACTCGGCTGTCGTTCGGGCTTAGCAAGTAGAGCCTTGATAGTTTCAGGGTCGAGCTTCATGGCTTCACCGTCGGCCACTTCGGTAAATCCTGATTACCGAGTGGATCGAAACGAACAGCGTTTACGCGGAACCAGTTAATACCGCATGAACCGACGAACACCCCTGTAACCAAGTCGTACATTTCAACCATGCCACCATCCATAGCTGGCTGTGGCTTGACAACGTGTGTCTTCTCGGTTGTCTCCATGATGACTAGATAAGACTCATCACCGATCATCGCCCGATAGCCTTTCTACCATCGGAGACACCCTGACCCCTACCACCTGAAAGATCGGCGGTAGCACCAGCGAGGTTGCCTGCGCCTCTAGCTGTGTGATCGCGGGTACCGCTATCTCGGTAGCTACCGGTGCTAAGGTGGAAGTTGTCGTTGACCCAATCGTCAACCTTAGCCGAGCGATCCCGCAGTACGAGGTCAGTAGACTTGCCGGTATCCGTAACCTGCATGCGGAGGTAAGCCAGTTGCTCACGTCGCATCTCGACTAGCCGCTGAACGATTCTATCGGAGTAGCCAGCCGTAAAGTCCTTACGGAAGGTACGGGTTGACCGACCTTCGGCGGTGTACCTCGCCATAGCCTTAGCCATGCTAAAGTTCATATGCGAGATAACGCTGCTGTAAAGCATGATGACGAACACGGTGTCACTAGGATACCCCGCCACAGTGGACTCATCCTTACCAGGCGTGTACCACATACGGCAGTTGTTGTTGACAGCGATCTGACTAAGGATCATGCGGCGGTAATGCGAGCCAGCCTGCTTATCCTTAATCTCAACGTGTTCGGTGTGAATCTGCTCACGTCGGCTAGGATCGTTAGCCCACAGAGCTTCCTCGTCAATCGCGTACTTCACTACCAGCTCTTGCGCCTTCTGGAAGAACAGTGCTGCTTCCTCTTCAAACGGTGTCTGCTCAGCCTTACGGAGCAAACCACGAATCTTCTCATGTAG